GTTTTGAAGACATACATAGAATTCTGATCGTTGAGGTTGACACTAAAACTAAGACTAAGGTCCATATATGTTTGTTCAGGTTTAGCCCCGGCATAATTTCTTTTAGCGAATTTAAACTTCTGGCTCACTGTGCCCGGATTTTTATCAAGTGCAAGTCCACCAACCTTAGTAACATGTTGCAATAATATTGGTCCACCAGCGATAGCGGATGGTGGTATAATAGTAACTTCAAACTGGTTTAGATAAACTGGTTCAAATTTATTTATAGATGATAGCGAATTCTGATAATGTGATAAGCCGGCCATAGTTAATTATATTTATTTATTGAACTGGTGATTATACAAATTGGATAAATCCTCCAGAAGCGATTCCACCTGTTCTAGTAACAGTAATTCTATTAATGAATTTTTGTATACCTCTAGCTGGTTCTACTATTATATCTATTATACCCATGTTCATATCTATTATCGCAGGGGTATTATTTGATGAATCCATTATGGTTTGGTAAGCATAGATACCACCACCAGCTCTAACTCCATCAAGGTAATTATCAACAAGAGTTTTAATTTCCAATCTTATTGAATCCTCGTTGAAATCAAATAAGTAGTTTGCTAATATTTCTTGTACGTCATTTTCTACACTAATTAGTAGATCTCTCACGTGTACCAAATTAAAAGCGGAATTAACCTGTTGGTAAGCAGTTTGGTTACCCATTATAACAACACCAACACCTCTTCTTTTAACGATTGGATTGATACCAAAGGGTTCAAGATTTGCTCTATCCTCATCAGTAAAATCGTATTCAACACCAACGATGTTACCACCGCTTAGTATTCCTCTTTTTTGTCCAGCTACAATTGCATAAGGTTCACCGTTAGCAAATTTTCTAATGAAATTATTAGATACAAGAGCCGCAGGAGGTACATTTATATTTCTATTTGCATCTCTCATAGTTATGAAAGGGGAATAGAATGCGCAAAACTTAGCTCCATCAGCCTCCTTAGGCAAACCAAAGGTATAACTAGGATTAAGGGATAAGTTACCACCATCAACTATATATGAAGTATTTAAACTTGGATACGGATTTGGAGCAGTAGGTGCATTAGTAAATCTAGGGTCAGTGCTTTCTCTAAATTGTGCCATTGAAGGCGCATTTATTATAGCTAAAGCTTGTTGTCTTAGCATTGCAAGTCTACTAAATTGATATTTAGACTCAGGCAAAATTTGTCCGCCGAATGTATCAATGATGTATCTAAACGATATTATATCTTTAGCAGCTAATGTTTTAGCTATGTTTGTTTCATACAAAACATCCAATATTTCGGATAGTCTAGCATCGCTTCCATTTGGTCTGTGTCTTTCGTTCATAGTAAACCCTTTAAGGTATGTGAAATCGAAAGATTTTGTGAATTGAGGTATAGATTTGAATTTCTGTACTCTCACACCAACACCGGAAGTGTAATAAAGTATAGGTCTAGTTGAAATTACCTTATACACACCAAATGTAGTGGTTGCTGCAACAGTTTTAATTTTGGATAATCTGCTCTGTCTGTTACCAGCCGGTGGTTCGCATATATCTAAATCAGTTGAAACTATAAAATCGCCGACAGAAAATGGCACATTTCCTTGTGAATCCTGAGAAACTAAGAATGTTGTAACATCAACTCTTGTGACGTCAATGTAATCGTTTATTGAACCAACTTGAGAAACTATGTTCAATTTTTGTGCACTCACAGGTAAACCAACGTTATTCGAAGCATAACTAGCACCGAAGTCCGATATGTTTACAATTGAGTTTTCTGGTCTAGCTGGTTGGCTGTAAGCTCTAGCATAAGTTAAACTAAATTGATCCTTATCAACAGTGTTTTCAAAACCTAATGCTTGTTCAGGATTTCCAGTTGAGCTTGTCCATATTGAATCATCATTCTCTATTTCCGCAAATTTATAGGATTGGTATAATGGAGAAGCGTTATATGCGATAAGTGTTTTAGCTATTCCTAAAGGTGCACCTGGACCAGTTACGCCGTTGATGTTTGCAACATCAACCCTATCAAAGTAATCAGAATTACCAAATTGATAAGACTGTGTGTACAATGGTTCGTTACTTCCAGAAGCTCCGGTGTTATAAGAAATCACCTTGTAAACTGGACTAACCGTTACACCTTGAGAAACATAGGCATCAGTATCGAGTGGGTGACTAAATAATATTCTAAGCTCGCTGCCAATATCAACAGTACCAGTAATTTTAAGTTTAACAAAATCTGCTTCATTAAATTGATTAATTAAAGCTCCAGCTAAACCAGATGCTGTGTAGTGAACCACACCAAGTATGAATTTCTGATCATCAGAAGAATTAACAGACACAAAATCCTTTAATGCAAGTTTCTGTGCAGCAGTATTAAAATAACCAGCAGCTCCGGTTAAACCACTTGTCTGAAGGTAATGTAATCCACCATATTTTAAATTTGGATCATATGGGGCAAAAGCACCAGTTGCAACACCAGCAGTAGCACCTATAACTACTCCACCACTTGGACCGGGTGCAGTTAATTTATATAGTGTTCCCACACTCATACCAGATGTATAAGCCGTTGCTCCAGTAGCATCAAAGAAAGGTCCAGATCCAGTTAAACCTACAACCTTTTGGGTGTATAGATAATCATTCTGAAGTGCTTGGTCATAACTTAAGAAGTTTATTCTAGGATTTGGTAAATCTCTATCACCTGTCAATTCATCAATAAGGTGATTACCAACAAGATCTATTTTTGAAGTATTTTCACACAAAGCATCGAAAGCTTTAGCATCGATAGCGCAGAATAATCCGCTAGAAGGCGTGTTGTTATTTATTAAAGTTTGTATGTATTGATTTACGCCGTTAAGATCCACGAAATTAGGAATTATAGCACCTGTTACGGATTCAACTATCGAGACATTAGGATTAGCAAGGAAAGAATCTATTCTGCTTTTAATGAATCCATTGTTCGTGAAATATGTATTCCAAAGTGGATCCAAAGAAAGAGCCTGATAATTTGTCCAGTTTCCATAAACTGCGATAACATCAACGAAATAGTCCGACATGTAATCATACGGGTGCATAAAGCTAGGTACATTATTAGCACCGTACCAATCTATTGCAAATATATTATATCCAAGCAATGGTGCAGTTGAATCTGTAGATTTTCTAACGATTATACTCATCGGAGATTTTCCAAGATTGGTTAAACTAAAAAGTTTACCCTGGTCAGCTACACTCAATGTTGCTAAGAAATACTGAGGATCAGCAAACCAAAATCTCTCCTTATTATAGTATGAAGAGTAAAGTCTGTTTGTTACCACACCGTTATATTCCTCAGTATCTACTGAGAATGAACGATACGTAACCTGATCTGGATCAGCACTTTCTAAATCATCATTCAATTTTAAAAGATTCAATGCGAAAACTGGTCCAGCGTTCAAACAAGTTAGGATAGACCTTTGGAAGAATGATCCTCTATTTTCTAGAGAACCGTCGATATCTCCAAATATTGATATCATTGTTGTTGCGTCTGGTATATAAACCGGCGTATTGAATGGGCCCTTATTAGAGAAACCCACAACTAATCTAATAGTTTGAGATGTTAGGATCACGTTTTGTGACGCGTCAAATTCAAGTGTATAAACTCCAGATGCTCTAAACTGAGAGTAGTCTATTTTTACCTTATTTGCCATTATTATTAAAGATATTTTTGCTTCTGATCTATATATCGAAAAGAAAATTGGAATTATTGGGAGACTCCAGTTTTGGTTTTAAATTAAAGCAAATTATTAAAGTCACTGTAACCCCTGCCCTCCTTGGTCTTAGGTCCTTTTGCAGTTTCCTCTTCGGACATCATATCGCCCTCAAGTTTTCTAAGAATCATATTTTTATATTGATTATCATTTTCAAGCTCATCAAACATTTCGCCGACCATCTGATTGAATTCGTATCCCTCAAATATTCCGGATAGATTAACGAGAGTCATCGCTACGTCATCGTGTCCACTTTGGCTGGAGTATGTTCCTCTGTTATTTAAGCCGAAAGTAAAAAGCTCTGGCACAGTCCATTTCTTTTCGTTTATCATTATCTTTCCCTCCTTAATGGTACTTCTCAGCAATTCACAATACTTCATTTTATTCTTCTCATTATACTTTATACCGACCTTCATAACCCTTGCTGCTTCAGTATGCTTGGTAAAAAGAAACATTTCATCAAAGAAATCATCCTTACTAATCATCTTATCATAAAGCAATTCACCTTTAAAGTTCATCTCTAAAGCTATTTTAACTCTATCAACACCTATTATGTTTAAGCAAAGTATCTGTAATATCTTGAGAGTGTCTTCCAATTTTATTTCATTGTCCCTGAAAATACCCACTTGTATAAGTCCAAAGAAATCTGATTCGTCCTCGTATTCAACAAGTGATTCTATAACTGATTTGGGTAGCGGGGTCACCTTAAATATACTCATAACTGTATAATCTCCGCTTCCCCCTCCGCTAAGATCTATGGAAATAACAAATTTCTTTCCTGGCTCATCGCAAGTGTCAGTATCAAACTTAGGATGCCAAATTAGATTTTCGTAATTCACCCCGGAGTAGTGCAACTCAGAAAGCTCCCTCCATTCATATTCAATTTCATTGGTTCTGATCTTTCTTAATTCCTCGGATCCCAGTAATAAACTTGAAGAACTGAGAAATTGATTACCATATTCCTGATTAAATAGTTCCTGGCTACCTAAGTTACCTATCTCCCTTTGTCTCCATGCTTCGTCCCTTCCCGGTACTTGCCACCAGTCCACTCTGATAGGATTGAAAGTATTATCACCAGTTAAA